AATGACTCTGCAGTTAATGGAAACTCTAAAGCATCTGCTATTTTTAAAGCAATGTTTTCAGCTATTCTAAGAGTTATATATAAACTTGATTGATTTATATGTCTAGTAGCTGTATTTGAAGCAGTAGCTGCTAACTTTTGTAATCCAACTAACGTATTGCGATCAGGCAAGCTACCATCTCTTGCTTCGTTAAGTCCGGTCACGTCACGTATCATTTGTAAATAATATTGATACGTAGTAATTAAACTTTGTATTTTAGCGCCACCACTACTGCTTTGTAATTCTTGAATAGGTACTTTACCTCTATTAATTTCACCATCTTGCGTAAGTGATCTACCAACAATAGAACCTGTTTGGAAATACATGTTTAAAGCTTCGGCAGGATTATAATTAGTACCATTACCAAGATCAACTTCAGCTAAGCCGTCCATATCTAAATATACACCATCTGGTACCATACGAGATAAAACTTGCTGCAGTTTTAAATGTGTTATTTGAATCATATCAGCAAAGCCAATACACTTACTAACCAATGAATCAATTCTACCTTTGTACATACGTGGCGCGCATATAGAATAATTCATTTCAACTTTTGTTGTATCAGCATAAGGTCTTGACATGTTTTCAGCAAGTTCCCATTTTAATAATGTATCAGTTCCTAAAACTTTAGCACCGCTATATAATACTTCAATAGATCTAGACACTCTTTCAAACATATCACTTTCTGGCGGATTAAATGTATCAGGCTTTTCAATAGCTTTCATTAATCCTTGATCTGTTTGTTTTATTTTAAATACTTGATTATGGTATGTTTTATAATCAAAATATAAAACTTGTACAGTATTTTCGTCATAACCACCCCAGCCTGTAACATATTGTCTGTTACCTGGCATAGCTTGTATTCTTTTTAATTCTTCTTCAGATATATTTGGAAACTCTTTTTTAAGTTCTGGTATTGTTATTGATTTTACTTCTCCAACATAATATATATCTTCAAAATTAGGATCTTCAGTATATGAATAAACCATATACGCAGGATCTACATAATCAACTGTTATACCATTTGATGTATTAAAATTAGTTTTAGAAGCAGCAATACCACATACTGCTAAATCCATGTTTAATCTTCTTCTAACTAAGTTATATTTATTTTTAGCCATAACAGAAGATATTGCTTCTTCTTCTGCTATTTCAATAGCTTGTTTATAACCTAATTGCATATGAAGCTCTAACTCTTCTTCTGTTTCAGGTATTACGTCAGGATTTGGTGTTTGATATAAATCAATACCTAATGTGTTTTTTATGTTTTCAATATATTCTTTTGCTAACATATCTTCATACATCTTAGAGGCGTATGAAGTTCTTTTTTTAACAGAGCTAGGATCTTGAGCGTAAGCTTTTATTTCATAAGCTTTTTGCGATATACCATTAACTACAATATCTACAAACTTTGATAAAATAGGTACTGGCTTCCAGTCTAAATTAAGATAAGACAAATCACCATTAATAGATAATTCATCTTTGTATTTTTGTATAGGCTGCTCTCCTCGAGCGTATAATCTTAGTGTGTTAAAGTTATTCCAGTTAGTTAGGTATCTATTACCATTAGTTCTACCTGATTTAAACCACTCATATTCAATAGCCATAGCAACTTGGCTGCCGTATTCCAAACTTGCTTTTTCAGCATCGCTTACTACTTGACTTGGAAAAGCGCTATTTGAGTTAGTATATATATTCATTTAACTTATTATTTTTGATGAATTACCCCTGTTATCATATCTTTTTATTCCAAGATCCACAGGTTCTAATTTAATTTTGTTTACTGGAGAATATCTATGCTTGTTACAAGCCATTAAAGCTAATCCAGAACTAATAGAAGCATCATGCTTTGTTCTATTATTTATATTGAATTTAGCCCAATCTTCTAATGTTTTTTGAAAGTACATATCACCATAACCTGACTCTTTCAGTCCCACGAATGTTTCTATGTAGGTTTCAATAGCAGACGCGTGTGCTTGCTTTATATCTTCACTTGAGTTTGGTATGCCACCTAACTCTCTTTCTGTTATAGAAAGTTTATTATATCTTCTATCAGGTCTATTCATTGAAAAGCCTCTATAACCTCTTTTTTTAAAATAATATAATAATCTTGGTTTATTATTTTCTGCTAATATTGGCATGCCATAAAAAATACAAGCCATGAGTACATCTTCAAAAAATGTTTCAGCAGTTTGAGGTCTTGCTATGTATTCTAAAAAAAAATGATTTGGCGGTACGTCTTCCATTGAAAACTTTGTAAGACCGTGCAAAGATCCTTTAGAACCTCTTTTATCTACTGTACCTGATATGTCATATGGATCACATCCGAATGCACCCATAAAATCATTACCTGGATAATTAGTGCCGTTTTTCTTATAACGCTTGTTTTGTAAATGTGATGGTGGCACCCAACTTACTTTAAATCTACCATTTTTATTTGGAACAAATATAACATTTGTGTCTTGCTCTGCGTTTTGCCATTGAAAACTACCTTGTGTGATATTTATAGAATTACGCATGTCTTCGTTAAAATCTATTTGTTCATAGATTTTAGTTAGATTAAATAAAGATTCTTTTGACTCATCTCTAAAAGCGTGTTTAGTAGTTCTTGGAAATTGTCTATAAAACTCATTTAAAGCATCTTGATCTTGTTTTAATCCTTCTACTTCGTTATCCCAATATTCTATTACACCTAGATCTATTATCTCACTTTGCGGTCCTTCAACTGGTTTTTTAGGCGTGTCGAAGACAGGTAGTCCATAAGAATCAATGTATCCTTCGTAATTCCACTCCATAGGTATAAACAAGCTATATAATCCAGAGCGAGTTTGTCCATTCGCATTTCGCTGCGTAACGTCTGAGTCATTGTATAGTTTTTTAAAATTGTCTCCACCTTTGTCTAATGAGTTACTAGTTGAACCCATCATACACTTACCTATAATTCTACTACCTAATCGTAAGCAGGTTTTCGTGACCCTCCAGTTGTTGAGGATGTTCGTCGGACGCTCCCACTTGCCGCTCTCATCGTGGACGAGGAGCTTGAGTTTCTCACCGTCATACGAGTTGTCGCCCGTGTTTTTCCAGTCGATCGTAGTGTCGAGCCCGTCGAGTTCACGTAGCGTCTCGTTGGTCTCGAGCTTCTTACGGGTGAATTTACTGGCTGGTACACGATAGGCAAGCTCTGTCTTCGGCCTGTCCATACCGTCTTGAATTGGTTTGAAAAAGAAGGGGTAATTAACCGATATCGGTACCACCTTGTCTGTAAACATCTTCTTCGCATCAGGTCCAGATTTAGATAATATTCCAAACCTAGAGTCGCTTGATATGGTTGCCATATTAACGCACTCCCCGGACGCCATAAATGAGAATCCAGATCGTCTATTCTTAAGGTAGCACATTCCATATGACCTATGATCGGCCTTACAAGCTTCCCAGAATATGTAGAATAATCTGTTTGATTCCCTAAAATCTGGTTGCCCAACATCAATCTTGGACCACTGCAAGTACATATAGTGAGTACCAGTAATGTAAGTAGCCACATTCTTATTATAGAACCAAAAGCCTTCTTCCCTGCGGACGAACTCATTATCGATGTAATCATACCATTTTTCCTTAAAGTCTAACGGATATTCTTCCCAATCAAATACAGACTTTATTTTTTTTAATACTTTAGGGTATTCCGTATACTCCCATTTATTAGTTTCAAACTTATGTATTTTTTTAGCTTTAGGTAAAGCTATTTTTAAGTTTTGTATTTCGTATATATCACCTATTATACCGTCTCTACTTATTACGATAAGATCATGCTCTTTGTTATAGCCGTACTCCCATTTTTTATAACGGTTCATACGATTTAAAACTTTAGGTTTTACGTGATCTTTTAATACTTTATATAATGTTTGTTCGTACATTACTTCTTAGATCTACCTTCAGCAAAACCTTTAAAAGTTCTTTCTTCTTTAACTTCTTTTGGTTTATCGTTTAATAAGTTCTCTTCTTCTTCAATGCGACTAAGTATTTCAAAGGCATCGAATATAGCAAGCTTTTTTGTGGCTGCAGCATTTTTAAGTCTATCAGCTGATATATCATCATCTGAATCAACAATAGCTTCTTTAGCTACTTTGATCAACTCCTCTACTGCTCTTTGCCCAGCTTGGATTATATTCTTCTTCGTCTCCTTGGTATTCATACTTAATTACAATATCATTAGATTTCATACAATAAAGTCGTTTATCATCGACTAAAAACTCCCACTCACTGTTAGGAGTAAACCCTACAAGATCACCTGGGTTTATATTAAGCGCCTCTAAGGACTTATTACCGTATTTAAGTATACCAATAAGGCTTGCCTCTTTATCTAGCGTTAGATCTTGTCTGCTTTTTATAGGTGTTACAAAGCATCTATTATTTATAGTTTTCCAGTTATTTTTATTTTTGTATAAATATATCTGATCAACTGCGCAGAAATAGTAATTATCTTTAAAATAAGATCTGCTTTTTTTCTTTTCACCCTTCATATCATAAAACGTTCTAAACACGTTTTGATGTATGATTATTATAGCACCTTTCTTTATAGGTGTTGAAAAGGCAGCTGGGGTTTCTACAACCCTAGCTAACCTATTTACAAATTTCCAGTTTTCAATTTTAGTATTTACAACTAATTTTTTATCACCTACGTTAACAGTATTGCTGTATTTATCGCCAACTGGTTCGACGATAAAATCGTATAGACTCTTCATTAATACTCTAAATCATACTCAACGGATATAGCCATGTTAGAATTAAATTTCTTCCATGGCAATACCTCGTTGTTTTTCTTTATGTGTATATTATAAGAACTATCAGAGTCATTAAATAAAATATAAGCTATTTCGTGACCACCATATACTTGCTGGCCAACAGAATAATGCATAGCTTCGTTTTTATAATCAGAACCAATACTGATTTTTCTTATAACTGAATCCATTACTCAACTACTTCAAGAGCATCCTCTTCTTCTTTGATCTCAGTGTATTCCCCTGTTTTCAAATCAATAGATATCTTTCCGTACTCTTCTTCTATTTTTTCTTTTTCTTTTTCTAAGCCTTCGTTAACTTCAGCTACTTTATGTAGTAAAGCGTGCTTTTGCGTTTCTAAAACTCCAATATTATTTAATATTGCCGTTAGTTCGTCTTGGTACTTAACAATTGTTTCTAATTGTTCTTCTGTGATTTTTGCCATTTGATTTAATTTAAGTTAATTGTTTTATATTTATATAGTTACTCATGTTTTAGTAAATCTACTATTCAGGTAGATCTTCATATCCATCTGCATAATCCGCAGGTAAATACGATTCCATACCACTTACTTGCTCAGCGCTACATTCGTCTTTATAAAAGTCGTTAGATAGTAACCAAAGAAAATGATCTTTAAGGCATTGCAGCTTTTCTTCTGTAGTTTCAGAATCTGCAGCTTCTGCTAATTGATCATTTACTTGATTTACAATAACATCTTTGTGGCTGTCTGGTGTGTTTTCTGATGTAATTACGTTTTTGTACATTTTTTTAATTATTTTGTGATTTTAAAATTTCTACTTCTTCTTTTAATTCTTGTATTGCTTTTACTAATATCGGCACTAGTTTTCCATAGCTTAACTCAAGTCTGTTAGGATCTTCGTCATACACTAGCCTTAAAGTGTCGTTATCTAGTTCTTTAACTTCTTGTGCTACAAATCCAAAGTCTTTTTTACCTTTGTTGGCACTAAAATATTCATTACCATCTCCATCGATTTCTGCTCTATTATCCCAAACAAACTGTCTTGGTTGTAAAGCGTCAATAAATGCTAAGCCATAACCTAAATCTTCTATTTCTGTTTTATCTCTTTCGTCTGATACGGATGTTATACTAGTTGCTTGACATCTTAAAGTTCCAATACTTGAATTTCCTAATGTTACTTGGTTGTCTCCACTACAAGATGCAGAATAACCAAAACTATTTTGATTTGATGCTGCACCAGTACTAACATCAGCTTGGTAACCAATCATAACATTATTGCTTCCAGAAGATAAACTTGGAGCAGAATTGTAACCCATAGCTGTATTGTTAAGTCCACTACTTAAGTCAGACAATGCGGCTCTTCCTACACCAGTGTTTTTTCCATTTGTACCACTCGCATTTGCACTAGTTCCAGCACCACCGCCAATAAAAGTATTATCCGAAGATGTTGTTAGAGCATCCCCAGCTTGATAACCCAAAAATGTATTCTGCGCAGCTGTTGTAACATTTCTACCAGCTTCAAAACCAATTAAAGTATTATTATTACCACTTGTCATATATTGCCCAGCTTGCATACCTACTATTGCATTATAATTACCTGTTGCGCTTTGAGCCGCTTGCACACCTATAGCTACGTTTTGTGAACCTACTGCGCCAAAAGCCATACAATTTGATCCGATAGCAACGTTAGATGAATTAGCACTAGCTACAGACCCAACGCTTCTACCAATAAAAGTATTACTTACGCCGGTATTAGATTTTCCAGCTCGCCAACCAATACAAGTTCTTTGACCACCTGTTGTATTAGAATATCCAGCTTCAAAACCAATATTTGTATTACTTGCGCCAGAAGTTTGAGAAAAACCAGCTTGGTAGCCTATTGAAGTGTGTCCATCGACTGAGTTATTTCTAGCAGCTTGTGCTCCAATCATTATAGAGGTACTTCCTGAATTTGAATACCCAGCATTGCTTCCTATATGAACAGATAAATTTGCAGATCCAGAAGCAGATCTACCAGCTTGGTCTCCAACACTTACAGTATTTGATCTATTTCCAGCTAACCAACCAATGGCCGTAGCTCCTGATGAAGTGTTACCTCCAGCTTCTGTACCAATTATAGTATTTGAAAAACCAGAACCTACTGTTGTTAAACTTTGTCCTGCTCTACTACCTATACACACGTTGCTTTGACTTGTTGTAATAGCAACTCCAGCTCTATATCCAATTAAAATATTGTCTTGGCCTGTAGTTAGGTTAGTTCCTGTGTCTCCTCCACTTAAAACAACGTTTTGCGCTCCTGTTACTGAAGCTGGTACAAAACCTGCGTAAATAGCGTTTTTACCAGATGGTATTGCATATGGTGTTAAACCACCACCACCACCACCAGCAGCAGCTAATGTAATTAAACCTGTGCCTGAAGAAAAAGTTAAAACATCTCCGTCAGAAGCACCTGATTGTAAACCTGGTATTCTTAAGGCTGTTACACTTGCGTTTCCTAAAGTAATCTCGTTTGTAGCGGTAGCTGAACTTGCGTCAGCATCATATCCAATTACAGTGTTATTACTACCAGTAGTAATTGAATCTCCAGCTTGATAACCTACCGCTGTATTATTACCTCCAGTAGTATATATTAAAGCTTGATGACCTAAAACCGCATTATTTGAACCAGCATTATTACCTCTTAAAGTATTTGAACCAACAGCAACATTATTAGCGCCAGCACCAGTACCAGTTCCAGATCTCTGACCCACAAATACATTTTGAGTACCAGTATTTCCGTAACCAGCTTGATAACCTACCATTGTTCTATAAGTTGCAGTTGTGCCACTGTAACCAGCTTGATAGCCTATATTTGTATTATCTGTTCCCGAAGTTTGAGAGTAACCAGCTTCATAACCTATTGATATATGACCAGCCGCGGTGTTTGGTCTAGCCACAGCATAACCTATTCCTACAGATCCATCACTTAAACTACCACCTTGCCACATAGATTGATAACCTATTGCTATACTTTTATCTGAAGAGTTGTTCCAGCCTGCGTACATTCCAAAATAACAAGCTAGTTGAGCATTTCCATTTTGAGCAGCATAAGTACCTACTACAGTTGAACTAGCGCCTACACTAGATGAAAAAATTCTGCTACCAATTGCAATGGTGTTTGTATGATTACCAGAAGCTCTTCCTGTTTGATATCCAATAAATATACCATTACTGTCTGTGTCTATGCCTCTTCCAGCCTCAAATCCAATCGCTACATTTTCACCTCCGGTTGTTGCACTTAATCCAGCATCATTACCTATAAAGGTATTACTAGCACCACTTGTTAAAAAATTTCCAGCATCAATACCTAGTACTGTGTTTCCCTGTGGATTACCAGATAAATTAGCAGGTACTTCTCCTACGTATAAACTGTCTGTATCAACTAAACAATCTGTTAATCCATTTAAACTAGAAGCTCCACCACCACCTGCGGCGGCTAAAACAATACCGCCAGAAGATGAACTATAAGTAAGTACGTGTCCGTCTGTAGTTCCAAGACCTGGTATTCTTAAAAGGGTTATATTTGAATTACCTAAAGTTATTTGATTTGAAGCATTTAAAGCTGATGGTTGAGCACTATACCCAATGCTTATATTATTGCTACCTATTGTTGCACTATAACCAGCTTGATCACCTATAGCTGTGTTAAAACTACCTGATGTTATTTGCTGCAGTGAATTAAAGCCAATAGCTACATTATTCGATCCTGTAGTATGACTTTGAAGTGATTGGTGACCTATACCAACATTAGTACCACCACTAGATGATCCTGATACGCCTAATCCAGCACTTGAACCTAAAAATACATTTGCAGATCCTGTATTAAACTTTCCAGCTTGATAGCCCATAACAGTTCTGTTAGCACTAGTAGTGTTTGAATACCCAGCTTGGTAACCTATATTTGTATTACTTCCTCCAGAAGTATTTGAATAACCAGCTTCGTAACCTATTGAAATGTGACCAGTTGCTTGCGCGTTTCTGCCAGCAAACTTACCAACTGCAACAGAATTGCCAGAATTCTGCTGAAGTGAAAAATAACCAACAGCTACAGAATCACTAAAAGAATTAAACATAGCAGCTTTATAGCCTAAAAAAGTGTTTCTAGATGCGTTGCCTGAAACTTGTCCCGCGCTGTTCCCAAAGAAGGCATTACTACCTCCTGTTGACCCACTTCCAGCGGATGCGCCTACTGCGGTATTTTCACTACTACTAGTGCTGCCACCAGATGTTAGCGCGCCTAGTCCTACAGCTGTATTAAAGGTTTGTGTAGTAGCATTTTTACCAGCTTCACGACCAATATACGTGTTTGATCCCCCAGTGGTTAAAGCGTTAGCAGCATCTATTCCAAATATTGTATTACTACCTGGGTTACCACTTAAACTAGCGGGAACCTCTGCAACATACACTGATGTTCCGTCAACTAAACAATCTGTTAAACCATTTAAACTTGTAGCACCTCCACCACCAGCAGCTTGTAATTCTAATTTACCAGCACTTGAGTTGAATGTTAAAACATCTCCGTCAGAAGCGCCACTTTGAATGCCCGGAATTTGTAAAGTTGTGTGACTTGAATTACCTAATACAATAAAATTACTTTGTCCAATTGGATTTGTTACGCCGTCATGACCTATTATTATAGTATTATTCCAAGGTCCAGAATCGTTTCCAGCTCTATAACCAAGTAAAACATTATTACTACCAGTTACATTTGTTCCAGCTTGATAGCCTAGATTCGTGTTATTAGCTCCAGTGGTAATCTGAGATCCAGCTTGATGACCTATATTTGTATTTCCACTACCAGTAGTATTTGAGTAACCAGCTGTAGCACCTATTGATAAATGAGTAGATGATTGATTTGTTCTGGCTGCATTATCTCCAATAGCTATT